GGAAGCCTTCACTGCTCGCTACACCCACGAAACCATCGCTCTGGGCTTCTCCATCACTGAAGAAGCTGTGGAAGACAACCTGTATGACAGCTTGTCCGCCCGCTACACCAAGGCTTTGGCTCGCGGTATGGCTTACACCAAGCAGGTTAAAGCTGCTGGCGTGTTGAACACTGGCTTTGCTGGCACCGCTCTCGGCGGCGACGGCGTGTCTTTGTTCGGTAACAACTCCAGCGGTACTCGCGTTGGTCATCCTTTGGTTGGCGGTGGTGTGAACTACAACAGCCCAACCACTGGCGTTGACTTGAACGAGACCTCGTTGGAAAACGCTACCATCCAGATCGCTGCTTGGGTGGACGAACGCGGTCTGTTGATCGCTGCCAAACCAGTCAAGTTGATTATCCCTCCATCACTGATGTTCGTTGCCAAGCGCTTGCTGGACACCGAACTGCGTGTTGGTACTGCTGACAACGACATCAACGCGTTGAAGCAGTTGGGTACCATCTCTGGTGGCTACACTGTCAACAACTTCTTGACCGACACAAACGCTTGGTTCTTGACCACAGACGTTCCAAACGGTTTGAAGCACTTCGAGCGTTCTGCTTTGCAGACTTCGATGGACGGTGATTTCGACACAGGTAACGTCCGTTACAAGGCCCGCGAGCGTTATTCGTTCGGCTGGTCCGATCCATTGGGTATCTGGGGCTCTTCGGGTTCCTGATGACAATACCCGCCACGCAGGCAACTGCGCACCCCGGCGGGTTACTTTGAAAAAGGGGCCTTGTGCCCCTTTTTCTTTTCGTGTATATTGCAATCAATCCCGGACTTTCCGGTGTATCTGACGGCTCCGGGCCGACGTCATGCAGACAGATACGCCTTAACCGCATGAGGAATAAATCATGGCTCAAACTACCTTCCAAGGCCCAGTTCGCTCGTTGGCTGGCTTCATCACTCAAGGCCCTGCCACTGTTGTCAACTTGGCAAACGGCACCAACACCGTGACTCTGGATGTCGCCACATACGCTGGCAAGACCATCCGCACGAACGATGCCACTTTGGTCATCACCTTGCCCGCCATCAACACCACAGCCAACCCTGTGACTTCTGGCCCCGGCCAAGACCCCAACACCGTGAACAACGTGGGCACCAGCTACACCTTCGTGGTGGAGACTACTGCTTCCGCTTGGGCTTTGAAGACCAACGGCACTGACAAGTTCATTGGCTCGATGGTGATGGTTGACACTGACAGCTCCGGCGCAGTGACTGCCTTTGCACCCGCATCGTCCAACGACGTCATCAACTTCAACGGCACTACCACTGGCGGTATCGCTGGTTCGACAGTGACTGTGACTGTGTTGGCCGCGAACAAGTACATGGTGACTGGCGTGGCTCTGGCCTCTGGCTCTGTTGTCACCCCCTTCGCTGACGCTTAATTGATCTCAGGGGCTTCGGCCCCTGCTTTACAGGAGATTGATTATGACGATGCAAACCGATGTCAAAGCCGTATCGTTGGCAGCTTCTGGCGCAGTCACAAACGGTCGTGCGCGTTTGCGCGGGATCGTGATTGAGCCCGGCAGCTCCACAGGCAGTGTCATCATGAAAGATGGCGGCTCCAGCGGCACCACACTCATGACGCTGAACACCGTGGCAAACGGTGAGACATTCAACGTCCTGATTCCAGCCGAAGGCGTGTTGTTTGCAACGAGCATTTATGCCACGTTGTCCAACGCGAAAGTGACGGCTTTCTATGCCTAAGACTCCAGCATGGCAACGCAAGGAAGGCAAGTCCGAGAAGGGCGGCTTGAATGCGAAGGGACGGGCCTCGTACAACAAGGCCAATCCCGGCAAGCCCGGCTTGAAGGCTCCTCAACCAGAGGGCGGCAAACGCCGCGACTCTTTCTGCGCCCGGATGGAAGGCATGAAGAAAAAGCTGACCGGAGAGAAGGCCAAGAAAGACCCAAACTCCCGTATCAACAAGAGCCTGCGGGCTTGGAACTGCTGATATGTCAGAACATCACGACAACATAAAAAACGTGCTGGACGTTGTGGCCGTGTTCACAGCGCTTGGCTCTTTTTTAGAAGTGATTACTCCTGTGTTTGGACTTATTGGCGCTATTGTTGGTGTCATGCGTATTTACGAAATGGCTACCGGCAAAGAGTTTCACACGCTTTTTAAACGGAAAAAAGACGATGCCGTCGACGAGTAAAAAGCAGCACAACTTCATGAATGCCGTGGCCCATAGCCCGGCGTTTGCGAAGAAAGTAGGGGTCCCACAGTCCGTGGGCAAAGATTTTTCTAACGCGGACAAGGGCCGCAAATTTAAAGAAGGTGGCGATATGAAAGAGTCCAAAGCAATGATGAAAAAGGAAGTCAGCTTTATGAAGAAAGCTGGCGCTCCCAAGTCTATGGTCAAGCACGAGATGGCTGAAGCCAAGATGGCCAAGGGTGGTATTGCCACTTCCTTGAAGGCCCATGCTTCGGCACCTGCTTCCAAGGCACATGCTGGCATGAAGTCCGGCGGCATGACCAAGATGGGTTCTGTTCGCACAGCAGCCCCTAGCCGTGACGGTATTGCCTCCAAAGGCAAGACCAAGGGCACTATGGTCAAGATGGCCTACGGCGGCAAAGCCTGCAAGTAAGGAGCGCATCATGGCGACCAAACCCGCAATCGTTACCCAAAAGCAGCTCGATGAATCCGGCTTCGATAATCTGCGCGATTATCTGAACGCTCAGCGCGGTTTGACTCGTCGAGGCGAGCAAAAAACTGTGGGCGGAAAGCTCAAGGTTGGCGAGTACAAACCCCGTGATTCCGACGCACGCAAGGGTGAGAACGCTACGTCTAAAAACGCTGTTCCCCGTGATTCGTACGTTCGCAGCGGCCAAAAGGCTTTTGACACGGAGACAGAGTTTGTACCTCCAGACATGAGCAACTACAAGCCACGTCGCTCGCCTGAGCCGTTGACTTCGACGGTTAAGCCGGGCACAAACACCAACTACGAGAACACCGAAGGCATGAAAAAGGGTGGCATGACCGCCTCCAAGCGTGCAGACGGTATTGCCCAGCGCGGCAAAACTCGCGGCAAGGTGTGCTGACATGATGGCCAGCCGTGGCATGGGGGCAATCGCCCCCTCCAAAATGCCCAAAGGTGTGCGTAAAGCTCGCCGGGATGACACCGACTTCACGCAGTACGCTGAAGGCGGTAAAGTCAATGCGGCTGGCAACTACACCAAGCCCAGTCTGCGCAAGCGGATTGTGAGCCAAGTCAAAGCTGCTGCAACGCATGGCACAAAGGCAGGCCAGTGGTCAGCACGTAAAGCACAGCTTGTGGCCAAGAAGTACAAGGCCGCTGGCGGCGGGTACAAGGACTGACGTGAAAGCCCCGCAAAAGTCGCTCAAAGACTGGACCGACCAGAAGTGGCGGACCAAGAGCGGCAAGCCGTCTTCAAAAACAGGCGAGCGTTATTTGCCGGAGAAGGCGATAAAATCGCTGAGCCCCGCAGAGTATGCGGCAACGACCCGTGCAAAGCGTGCTGGTAAGGCGGCTGGTAAGCAGTTTGTGGCCCAGCCTAAGAACATTGCAAAGAAAACAGCAGGGTTTAGATAATGGCAACTTCAGGCGTAGCCAACTTTAACCTCGACTTGACGGAAATCGTTGAGGAGGCGTTTGAGCGCGTAGGTTCTGAGATGCGTACAGGTTACGACCTGCGCACTGCTCGCCGCTCGATGAACTTGATGTTTGCCGACTGGGCCAACCGTGGGTTGAACATGTTCACCTACGAACAGGGCTCGATCCCGTTGGTCGCAGGCACAGCCACATACAATCTGCCAGAAGACACCGTTGACCTGTTGGAGCACGTCATCCGCACAGGCGCAGGCAGCGCTTCGACACAGGCGGACCTGACCATCACGCGTATCAGTGTCTCGACCTACGCCACGATCCCGAACAAGCTGCAACAGGCCCGGCCCATCCAAATCTGGATTGAGCGTTTGAACACCCCACGGTACACC